TCTAGCAGTGTATGCAGTGAGCTAAAGGTGGTGGTTGATGGTTCTAGCAGTGTATGCAGTGAGCTAAAGGTGGTGGTTGATGGTTCTAGCAGTGTATGCAGTGAGCTAAAGGTGGTGGTTGATGGTTCTAGCAGTGTATGCAGTGAGCTAAAGGTGGTGGTTGATGGTTTTAGCAGTGTATGCAGTGAGCTAAAGATGGATAATGGTGATTGTGATCGCATAAGCTTAGATTTAGGTAGAGCAAAATTGGACACATCAGAAACAAGACCTGAAAAAACTTTATTAATTAATAAATCCCCAAATGGAGTTTGAAAGTTATCTTTTACATATTTCTGTAAATTGACAAGATCAGTATAAAAGAAGAGTCCATTGTTTACAACCTTAGGAGAATAAATATTGCTACTTCTTTGAATTGTTCCAGTTGCTGAAAATAAACCATATGATCTAATAGTATCAATAACTGAATTATTTTTTGATCCTAATGTTTTTGAAATATCAATAAAATTGTTATAATGACTGATAACATCTTTAAGTATAGGTATTTTTTTTTTGGTTCTTTGATAATTAAATAAATTATTACTTTTAAGAGAATTCCCTACTTCTATACTTACATAGGCTAATTTAATCTGGTTTAGAAATTTTATTAATATTTTTCGAAAAGATTTCAAATTATAGATATTAAAATTGTTAATTTTTGAAAGTGAAAAAATATTAATTAAATTCTTATTATTATTATTATTATTATTATTAATAATAATATTTTTTTTTAAAAATTTGGACGTGTCATAAGAATATTTTACTAGCTTCTCACAGTTACCAATATACAACATCTTCAAATATATCACCCCTCTTGGTTGAAAACTATACGAGTTATACCTTGGTCTGCGAGATATGATGTCTCTTCGGCTTGACGTCTCAATTTTAATGAGTAAATAAGAAAATTAATTTGATCTCTAGTAAGATCTCCAGCAAAATTAGCTAATTTATAGTTAAGATCTAGACAAAGTATAGAGAGTTCTCTTCCTTCTTGGGTTTGTACAAAAGATTCTATTTCCTGGATTTTTTTTTTAAAGCATCAGAAGACGAAGGCGAAGAAGACACTCCACTATTTTCCAATATTATGGTTCCAATTTTTTCTGGAACACCAAACTTCATAGATTGAATTTCTTCCTTAGTTAATTTTGGTTCAACAATACCAATCTCGGTTGCTAACCGTAAAGCCTCTATATTTTTATGTATATCTATTTCTAGATTCATATCATCTTTTTTCTTTTCATTTTCTGAAAGGGAAAGAGGTCCGATTATAGATATTATTTTAGAAACTTCAGAATCAGAGAGAGGCCTAACTATAACTTCTTTACCGTCATATTCTTCGAGATAGACTGTAATCCTTTTTCTAGTACCTTCTAAAATATCCTCTTTGGTCAATTTTGTCATATAATAGTTCACATTTATAATTTCAATAGGACGAAAGTAATATTCCTAACTTTACTCCTTTCTTTCCTTCCTTCTTTGTTTAATTTCTCTTATTTTCTTCTTTCCTCTACTCTTCCCTTATTCTCGTAGAAGTAAAATTATATGTAGTAACAGCTACTCCTGTAGCATCTAAACCAAATACCTTATCTTCAACATAGCATTCATCAAACGTAATTTTTTTGACTATTTGATCAGAACCTTGAGGATGTAATTCAATCATAATTTGGAAATGTTTGAGTTGTGGTATGGTTTCATATAGCTTTTTATCTAAATCAGGGAATGCTGATCTTATTTTTATGGAACCTTGGACATATAACGCACCATAATAAGCTCCAATTCTTTCATCAGAACTAACTGAATGTATATTTTGCCTATTCCTTGAAATTTTAAAATCTAGTGACTGTACGCCTGGAACATCTTTACCGTCTATCGTTAGCTTACTTGTGCTTGCTGCAATTAATAATGGTGGTGATGACATTTTTCACAAACTCCTCCTTTAATATGCCTGTACATTTATAGTAGCATAAATATAATCCATTGCACGAACTGGTCGAACTGCTATATCCGTTCTCACTATACCCTGTGCAAAATCAGACTGAGATGAATAAACATCAACAATATATGCTGGTTTAGATCCATCAGTACTTGGTACAATTGATCCTTCTCTTTCCATCCCTATAAGAAATTCAGTTATTCTCTCTTTTAATGCTAATCTGCCACGTTCATTATTAAGTGTCCCAATGAAAAGATCTGATACATTTTTGATCCCACGGACAGAACGATCCGCTATTCTCATAACACTAATCTGTTCTTTACTGGTGGTGATACCCCTCACTATTATAATACCTCTTCCTCTAACTGAATCAATCGGTAATATTCCATTTGTCAAGAGTTTCATTTGTTCAGAAGGAGTATATCTTCTTTCTATATTGGCTACACCGGTTAATGGTTTGAATGTAGGAGATTCATAGTAATTGAGTTTACTTATCAATCCGGCAACACCTCCAGCTAACCCATAAGGAGCTATTAGAATAAATCTATCGCTAGCTAGCCGTGTTGTTCTCTTTATAATATCATTAACCTCCTCCTTGGGTGCCACAGTACCTATGCCTATTCTAGGTCCAAGGGGTTTTGGTTCTTTCCCTATACTCATATTTTGACAATGAGCATCAACCAGAGCATGTATTTCAGGATCCCAATTATCAGTAACATATACTACATCTATGTTTTCTTCTAACTCCAACTGTTCCAATGCTTGTTCATAATCTGCTATAGAAGGTGGTCCCATCTGTCCTCCACTAAGTGAGGCTTCTTGAGGAATTGGAATATTTTCTAATGATGGTTCGCTCAACAATTGTGCAGTTACAATTCGAGAATTTTCATTTAAAATTTTCTCTATATTAAAGTCATTATCCTTTAACATTGATAGGTTTTCAAATTCTTCCGGAAGATGATTTTTAGCAGAAATTTCTAGACGGACAGTATTCTCAGTTGCTCCTCTCATAACTTTAACCTGTATTTTGTTACCCCTCTCTCCTAATTCTCTAGCTATTAATTTTATTGACTCTTTTTTCTTGCTATTATTACTCTTTAGTACTGCTGAAGCAGGATAACTATTATTCCCTCCAACCCGTGTGGCAACAACTTGAAAAACCCCATTAAGGAATGCTTTTTTTACCTCTTTATGAAGCGTAAATCCTGCCTCTTCTGGTCCAAAATATTCAAGAAATTCTCTATAACTTGTAACAGTTACAGATGTTCCGATAGGCCCTTCGTTTGCAGTGCCTATCATGCCTACTACACCAGCAGGATACAATTGTTGAGGTACAATTTCTTTAACAACGTTAATTTCTACTCCAGGTATTACTCTTACCATGTACAAATCTTTAATTAAAAAGTAATATATAACAATTTTCTTGGCATTATTGAATAAATATTATATTATTTTGAGCTTTTGGTTAAATTAACAAGAATTGATTAATACACATATGCTTCTTTTAAAAAAGCATATGTATAATGATGAAATTGTCTTCCCAATCTCTCTGAATAACAATTAGTATGATTTATAATATAATTAGCAGTAAATCTATAACAATAACTTTTGCTTAAATATTACTTATTATATTATCTATATTTAATTTAATAGATAGTAAAAATAATTTTTAATCATATTATAATAATTTTATTTAGAAAAAGGCTAAATAATGAAATGACTTTTTATAACTGCAATACAAATAAATGTCAATAGTTATAGATGGACTAGACCTAATAAGAAGAGTACAAGATGGTATTTTAGAGGAAATACGAAATATCTCTTATATAAATATAATAGATCGAAGGAATATTGTAGAATTAGATATTCCTGGTTCTCAAGGAAATATAATTCAAGATATGGGATTTGATGCGATCAAGGTAGAATTATTTGGTGAGGTAATGGGTCAAAATTCTAGAGCAAGTATAGAATCTCTTAGAGACAAATATGAATCTAACAAACCCATATCCTTTTCTTCTGATATCACATCTATTGCAGAGATTATTAATGTCATTATAGAATATTTATATATTGAAGAAGTTGCTGGTTCTCCATTTAGATATAAATATTATATCTCTTTAAGAGAATATATTGAAGAAAGATCTTAAATGGAATGTATAATATAAAGAATTTATTAATTGCATTTTCTTTTACTATAACTACCAATATAAATATAATATTTTAAACATATTTTCCATCTTCTAAAATAAGGGCATTAAGATAATAAATAAATAAATAATCACTGCTATTAATAAAACCAACTTAAACAATTCTTCTGTATTAATAATTATAGAAAGTAACAATTCGTAGTTAAAAAACTAAATAAAAGTCAGATTATTATAAATGCAAAATTAAAATTATTGTACTATTATTTAACAATAAAGAAGAAATTATATATTAATTATATATATATAACAAATAGCATAGTTTCCAATGTCAAATCATCTTCGTCAGGTATGGTTTAATGAACCAATAAAAAATTCTCCTGCTGTAAAATTAATTCACTTAGCATATGAGAAAGTAGAACGCATTATTTTATCATTTACAATAGATCTATCACGTTCGGGTAAAAGCTATTTGGATCCTTCACGACCTATAAAAATCAATGGTACGATAGTACAAATTCCTGAACTGCAAAGAGATTCTTATTCTCTCACTTTTGTGGAGAGAAAAGAAATAGATGTAACGAATCTATTAAAGTATAGTCCTACAGGAGAAGATAACACAATAGAGGTATATTTTAAATCGAATCAAAAGTTATGGTCGAAAAAACAGGCAGGAAAACTAAGTTTGGTTTTTACTATTTATTTTCCAAAAGAGGATGTTCCTAAAAAACAACAAGAATCAGTATCGATTAAATTTATGTTTTGTATATTTTGTAGAAGAGAAATTCCAGACTTTTCTAAATTTTGTTGTCATTGCGGGGCAAAACAAGAAGGTGGAGGTAGAGAAATTAAAACATGCACAGTAGATAACGAGAGTCTTCCTCAAAATGCAAGGTATTGCAGAAAATGTGGTAGTGCTCAGCCTACCTAATGATTACAAAATATAGTCTCATTAATTTCCCTTCCTACTACAATATATTCTCAATCAATCGATCAATTAGAACATATAACAGATAAAAAAACAATCTATTATTTTCTTATATTTACTATCTGTGATCATAATCACCATCATTCCTATATTTTCTTCTCTTTAACTTTTATATCTTCTATAATCGGTATATGGATATCAGTTGAGATATCAGTTTCTACATGATAATTCAGTCTTCTACCAAATAGATAATGATCTTCATTATTTTCTGGGTTGATTATCTTGCTGTTTTTTTTGTTGTTTTTTCTGTTATTGTTATCGTTGTAGTTATAGTTGTCGCTATCTTCTTCACTTATATTTAAATTGAGACAATTTACTCCTTGAATATGTATATTTTTTGAATTAAGTGAATCTTCATTCAAAAGAATTGTTTTAATTATTTGCAAAGTAATTGAATCACATTCAATGTTATTAGCATTAGACCAGATATCTATAATGCAATTCACTTTTAGTCGTAATATTTTAACCTCGGCACTTTTTTTAGCCAATACATATTTTACAATTACATTTTTTTTTCCTTTTTCAGGTGGAGAAATAAATTTTATTTGATTTGTAAAATAATTAAAAAAGTAGTCATCTTTCTCTTTTTTAGCTATTCCTTTTGGAGTTTGAATAGAGATAATTGGTCTGAGTGGACGATTTGCCAATTTATAAATAATGTTTTTACCGTCACTATCAAATTCTTGTTCAACTATCTCCTGTTTTTGTTGACCACCACTATATCCAATTCCGATTTTGTCAAATTTGAAACCATTATCGTAAATGGATATAAATGGAAAACTATTGTTTTTTTTATTTTCTATAATAGGATCTTTTTTTTGTTTAGTTAAATTGAGACTTTTAACATCTATCAATCCATCTTTCAAAACTTTGGTTATCTCATCAATAATAAAATACAGCTATAAAACCTCCATGATACCTTTTTCTTTTTTTCTTTTTTTCTTAATAAACAATTTGTTTAATTTTTTTTTCTATACGAATTACATTTCCTATACGAGGGTTGGTATCTGAATTTATGTTTGTAAATTTAATGTATCTTACTTCTTTATCAGGGAATGGATTTTTGATTTTATATTTATACCATGTTCCATATTTATTGTATATATATTCTTGATAGGGATTATTACCAGTAGGACTACCTAATTGTGATTTATCATTTATATACAAATTAGTTCCAACCATTTCATCTTTATCCCCTTCAACATATTCTAAAGAAACATCCAATATGTTATTATTTCCGTTATAAGCTCCAGACCAAAAGTACAAAATATCAAAACGATCAGCTATTCCAAACTGACATATATCACCTATTCCCCATACAGAGGTTACATATTGTTTTGTTATCAATCCTACAGTCTTTAAGTTATAGCTATCGCTTTCTCCCTGAACAATTTCATCTAAAGCATAAGCAGTTCCTACACTACTTTCTAGATTTGTAAGAACTATTGTTTCACTCAGATTATTTACATATTCCCTTAATTCTTCTATTTCTCTCTTTAAAGAATACATATCAGAAAGTAACATATCTTGCATCATATTCCAATCCTCCGATCGAATAGGATCACCTGGTTTTCTTGTAATTGGCTTAAATTCAAGCGTTTCTTTTCTTTCCATAATTATCATCATCCATTTCCAATAACGTACTTTTATTATTTTGTTGTATAGGAAAATTGTTTTTGTTTATAATTTCAATAAAAGCTTTGACTCCTGCAGCTTTGATGGAATTCACAAGGTCAGAGAAATTTTCTATCGAAACACCAGATCTTTCAAATGATTCTGATTCTATTTGTAATTCAAAAGATGATAAAAATTCGGCTTTCCATTCTACATTTAAAGAACATTTTGGAACATATACTTCATAAAAATATTCATCAAAATGTGCCTCATCAAACCTTCCTAGTTTTGGAGTCGTATTTTCTCTAAATACCCAAGTAGATTTTTTTCTAGGTACCTTCATTTTATCATCAATATAGAGATTATTATTATTATTGCCGTTGTTGCTTTTATTGTTAAATATGCTGCTGTTGCTGCTATCATTATTTACATCATCAATTCCAAGATCATTGGTAATGTGTGATACAGATTTCTCTTTAGTACTGATTCGTAACTTTTCACCAGATTTTAATGTACCATTAAATTTAATTGAAGAATTGTTGTCTTGATCATATATAGCTGGATCCAAAATCTCAAATCCATCTTCTTCTAACGATAATTCCAAGAAAAAATCTTCATCATCAATACTCTCACTTTGAATACTTATTCTATCCCCATTTTGGACAGTCATTTTTACTTTTTTTATTCGTAAAGGATTTTCAATCAAGACTGGCATTTCACTTTCTTCTTTTAAATTCAGATATGCAACACTTTGGGCCAAAATCGATTTTTTGGTTCCACCACCAGTAAACTCAAAAAGGAATCGTTTTATTCTGTTTCTAAAATCTTCATCGGATTCTTCTTGTTTCCTATATAGCTTGTAGATTTTTGCTAATAAATCAAGATTTTTTCCATATGATGTGTCTATCCAATGAGTCCTTTTTATGTTAACAAGCTCTTTTTTTTGTTTTCTCAATTCATGTGCAAATGAATCAAGAAACGAAAAAAGTATTGATTCTTTGTCCCAACTTTTATAAAATTGTGGAATTCTATTTGTTATTCTATCTGCCGGGTCTTGTATTGACATCCATGTTGTCCTCCAAAATATCTATTTTTATATTACGTAGGTATAAGCGTTCATTATAATTGATTATAATATTATCTCTATTATAGGTCATTTTACTAGATTCAGCTGTCAAATTTATTGTTTTATCTTGTTTCTCTCTAAATGAATCTATCACTAAATCTTTTACATCTCCTACTTGTTCTATACTTAATAATAACGATATTAATTGATTTATAATTAACGAATTACCAATTTTCAATGATGACAAATAATTACGAATGTGCTTTTCTGCACTTGTTATAATTTGTTCTTTATTGAATATATTTTTTTTTACTAATAGTATAACTTTCATATCCAATAATACAATCATTGGTCTATCGAATTCGACTTTTATTCCTGCGGCCTTTGTTTCTTCTATAGTTTTCTCTATTTCTTTACTATCGCCTCCATCTACTATAACCTTAACTATACCAGAAATTTCATCGGGCATATCTATTATTTTAGTTGAATTTACTCCTTCTATACTATCTATCGCAGTTTGTAAGGACAAAGCTGTAGCCTTTCCTTTTTCATCGAGTATTTTTTTTGCTCTTTCTCTCAAATAATCATCATATTCAAAATCTGAACCTCCTTCTGTATTTGCTCTGTTTATAACTCGATCTACTCCTATAGGTGGTTTTGGCATAACATTAATCGCACCTGCTATAACATTTCCAGATGTTCCAGGATCTATTGCAAGGATATCTATAGTAGCTTCCCATTTACCTTCCTGTTTTCTTTCCAGATAGACATCTTGTTTTGTTTCAAAGCTTACGATATTCTTTGGATTAGTGGAAGAAGTTGATACAACTGTACCAGTGGGAATAATTACTTTTTGATAAGTTTCATATTCAATAGTTAATTCTCTTTGCTCGTCAGGCCTCTTTCCGTCTGATAACCAGCTAATAGTATTCTCATTCAAATTTAATGAATAATCTTTGTTTAATTGAAATTCATAATTACTATTTTGAAATATTCCAACTATGGACTTTATTTTTTTTATTGGTTTATTTTTAAGTTCGTAAGACTCTATTCCATCAAATAATAGTATTTCTGTATTTGTTACAGTATCAGGTTCGCTGTTTTTAAAAAAAGTAACATAACCATATGACCGAGTAGGCGACTTTCTCTTTATACCTAGTATAGAAACTACATGGTCTAGAGAAGAACCAGATGAAGTCTCTATAAATCCATCTTTATATACAGACTCCATTTCATCATACAGTGTTTCAACCTCTTTGCTAATACCCTCTACAATAGTTCGAAGTACGCTACCAGTATTAACATCTGTTAGACCAGAACTATTATTAAAGACATAAGATACTTCAAATATAGAATTTTCATCTGGTCTGCTTATATCTCTAGAATAATTATTTTCACTAATGTTCCACTCAATAGAATTTGTATCTCTTATTTTATAATCTCTATCGTTTGCAAAAGTATGAGGGTTTCCATTTAAAAATCCTCTGACTTGAATTTCCCCAACTACAAGTTTATTCTCTGGAAGTGACTCTAATTTATAAATTCTATTAGAATTAGAAAACAAGTGTTTTTCACTTGTTTGTCCTCTGGTAATATGTTGAAGTATATCATCTACAATTTGAATATATTTTTTTTTATTGTACATTCGCTACATTTTCAACCTCTGTCATTATATCAAGGTAAAACGGAAAAACAAGATTAAGAGGAGTGTCTTGATCAATAGAAATTACAGTGATATCAATTAATACGGTATGTAGAGAGCGATAGATGTCGGCAGCAGTGGCAGACTCTTCTTTTGCCAATTTATCTGCTGAAAAAGTTGTTTCATCAATTACTTCTAATTTGTTATCTGTATAGTGATTATTTTTAATCTTATGTTGATAGTTATGAGAAATATTATTATTATTAGAATGATTAATTATTAGGCTTTTAACAGTTATCTTTACAATCTCTTTAATTCTAGGTTCTTTCATTAATGTAGACTTTATATAATTTCTTATCCTATTTCTCGTAAGATCATTATTTAGTTCTCCTATAAAGTCATATAATCTTGAACCATATGTAGGATGTTCTATCTCATATAATTCACCTTCTATAGTTCTAAGCCTATTAATAATTGCCTGAGCTAGATTTGGTTCTTCCGATACAATCACTAAATCTCCAGTAGGAGAGACCAGCAAATCAGAACCTAGACCTTTTTCTTGTAATTTAAGGTCAGTTCCCAAGATCTCTTTATTATCTGTTATTTTTCATTTCACCCTCTTTTGTTGTATAACCAATCCAATCATGGATTAATATTTACGATAGCACCTTTGATTGTCATTGGTCCTGATGATTGTATATTACTTGACTGGTTGGATTCGACATTGAGGGAAACTCCAGATTTAAGCGTTGTATTTATAGTACCATTGATATTAATATTAGAAGCTTTAAGAGAAAGATCTTGTGCACTTTCGATCTGTAAATTAGCATCAGATTTAATTTTGATTCCTTGTGTATCATCTAAGATTATCTGAGTTCTTGCAGATTTGATTTCAATTTCTCCTTTGCTTTGTGCCGAAAAAGATGTGTTACCAATATTTACATTTAATCTATCATCATATAGATCTATATTGACTATTCCTTGTGGTAACACTATATTTAATCGTCTTAACGAATTATCTTGAATATAAGGAGGTTCATAAACGACTTCTTCTTCTTTGCTTAATGGTGGTCGATCTTCATCATTATATAGACGACCTATAATAACAGGAGAATTAAAGTCTCCGCTAATATAAGAAACTAAAACCAGATCTCCGGTATGAACGATATTAGATAGTCCAATATGAGCAGTAGCAACAGGGACTTTACGTAGCTCTATTTCTTTATCTTTAAGCTTGACATTACATTCAAAATTATTTTTATCATCATTTGAAGAATGAGGAAATACGGATGTTATTATTCCAAGCTCAAGGATATGTAATTTTTGAATCTCCTTCTCTGCTATTTTTCGTATCATTTCCACAATACTATTGTTACTCATTAGATTATTATACTCCTTGACACTTTAGAGTAGTTACATATCCAGTATATTTACTTATAAAATGTTCTATAGTTTTTATTCGATATTCTCCATTTAGTTCTTTTAAAGGAACTTTTTCTATAATAATGGCATCACCCAAGAAAATAGAGGGATTCCCAACAATTTCAATTTGCAGAAGCAAATATGAATTTAATTTTTTAAGAGATCCTTCTGCAATTTTTTTAGCTGTATCTTCATCTTTTACAAATCTTTTAGAGAAGTATAATTCTTTAGTCGCTCCTCCTCCTCCTCCTCCTTCACCGTCATCATCATCTTTAAGTTCACTTTCTGCAAATCCTTTAACTTGTTTTTTTGCAAGCCAATGAGATGTATCTGATCCTTTTATACTAGAAGGACTTTCTCCCAATATAGAAAGCGAATTGTACAGAGTAGATGGATCTAGCTTTTTAAGTTTTATAATATTTTGACCATACACAAGTTTATGTTTTGTTGATGGTTCATATTTTTTGAATACTAATTTATCTTCAGGAGTACAATAAATATCAAAACCACATAAAAACGCCAAATCTTTTATGTGTTCAAATGCGTTCTTATTACTATCCACAGCATAATATGGAAACGTAAACCCATTAGAAATATTATCTACCTTTACATTTGCATCCTTTGCTAAATCCTTTACTATATCTCCCGCTGTTTGATTCTCATAAAATCTATCGGTTCTAAAATTGCATAGAGAAAAAATTGAGTTTAAAGATATTATCGATATTTGTGTTAAATTTATACTAAGTGTGTCTATTTTTCCACTAAAGACAGGAACAAGTTTATTTTCATATCCAATTGATATCTTTATTGGAGAATTTTTTTTAACTTGTATCTTATTGTCCTCTTTTACTCTAAGAACTATTTCTGTTGATCCAGCATAAGAATCGACAGTCATATCGACTAAAATTGAGAGAGCTGTATCAGAGAGTCCAGATTTGACTATTGATGATCCTACTTTAATTTCATATGACGGATGCAGCAGCATTATTGAATAAGTTAATTTAATTATACCATATATTCTTATAACGATATATGATAATATTTTTTTTGTAAATTAAATACATATAGCTAGAAATTACCATAATATATTACTTCTTGGAATACTGAAATGCTATAAATATAATAGTATACATACATCATGACTGTAAAAAAAAGAAACTCTGTTACAACACTAAAAAATAATAAACAGAATTTATTGTAGTGTAAATTTTTAAATTGGGAGCTATGATATTCTAAAGATAAGTTACTGGTTAAGAGTCAGGCGGACTATTTGACTTTGCTACGAAAACTTTCTGCTAGGATAATATTTTTCTATCTTGATATAATATAATAAAATTTTTTTATCGTTTATCTGATTAAAAGAAAGATGGAGGAAGTATTTCGAAATTTCTAAAACTGCCAAAGGAATACTATATTATTTTGAACAAGAAATTTTTTTAAAGGCTTATCGCTTTTTTGAGTTAAACATTGA